GTTTTCAACTAATAAAAAGAATGAATTGAAATAAGGTAAAAAAACAAAGGATTTCCCACCGGAAAATATTGCGTTGGTGGGACTCCTTTGGTTCAAAATTTGACCCATAGATAGGGACTCCTAGTATCATTAGTACTCAAATCTAATTTAAAAAATTTTAATCTAGTTCAATCCTATTCAAAATAATCTTATAACTAACTCTAAAAAAACTAGTGTAGTTTATTTTTTTTATCATAATCAAAGTTAGTTCAAACTACATATTATATGCGAGACAAAATAATCCAATCTCTATTTTCAATAAGTTTAGTATTCCTAACTAGTTCTAACAGCAATTAGTAGGTTGTCTCAAAAAAATAAAGGTTTTAGAAATAAGGATCCTAGATACTTTGATAAGTTTCTCAAAGATAAAAAAATCTTATTCAAATTTTTTTGTCGTGAAGCCAAAAAAAAATTCTCAAGGAAATTAAAAATGGATATACATGAAAGAAATAGAGGAAAAGCCTTAGCTCATCTTGCTAGGTTAAAGCCCAACACAGGTCACGCTAGAAATTTAAGGGCAAAGCTTGGAATTAGTGATACTTTTACACCCGCTCCTGTTGTTGAAACTACAGTGGAAGAAGTAAAAAAAGTTACAGAAGTACCTACAGAGCCTAAAGTAAAAAGAGGTTTGTTTAGTAAGCTTAAGAAGAAAAAATAATTAAAAATAATTCGTATTCTTTTACAAATTACTAAAACCAAGTATACTATATAATTGTAACCCCGGAGAAAACTTATGTCCCCAGCACCCCAGGCAATTTCGCCCATTACCGTAGGAGGTAATCATTTCGCCACTGTATCAGGAGTCGTTCCTGTATCTGGCCTATTAGGAGCCCTTTCAGGCCCCTGGTTTGTAGAAGAACAAACCCTAGATATTTCTTATATAAGAGTACCAAACTTTGGTAGCTTCAATGAATCCTTTAGCTTATCAGCCCCAACAACAACTTTTTCAGTATTCAACACATACATTCAACACATTTGTGTTGGTGAGTACACCAGACGAAAAACCTATGACAACTATTCTACTTCGTCTCATATCCAGAACCAAACTTTTATAATTAATGCTCACGGTGATGATACTCATGGAAACAGCTATGGAAATGTTAGCTCTTTTGGACTTAGTGCCTTAGGTCCAAGAGGTACTATTAATACTCTTCAGCCATGGTCCTATCGTCGGCCTTGGGAACCCACAAGTGATGTTGAAGTATCAGAAAAAGGTGTTGGCTCACAACATTATTTTTGGAATCGTTTAGATCTCTTTGGATCCATTGACGGTACTACATATAAAGATGGTATTTGGGGATGGGGGGATTTTAGTAAAACTCTGCCGTATAACTATTATGCAAACTCATTCCACGGCGCTCTAGATTTTAATGTTAGCTTTGATCCCATTCAAGTTATTCAATCTGCTTATTCCCCTAATCAGGAAACACAACACGCAATACAACGCTATATTACCCAAGTGGGATCGGATATGACCTATAAAAAGTTTTATGGGATAGGTTCAGGCAATTTTACTATTGATCCTGCTACAAATTTACCAGTAAGAGACCAAGGAGTTTCTCAATATAAAACAACTAGGCACAATTATACTGGTTAGTCTTTTATTTACTAAAAGTAAAGACTACTAATTTTTTTAGTAGTCTTTATTTTTATCTTTAGTCTTTTATTTCTAAAGGAAGCTGTGTTTTTTCAATAAAAGCTTGACGATTCTCTTCCCAAGAATCTCTTCCAACTAATTCTCCTCTAGAGTTGTGCAAAATATTCAAATCTATTACTTTATTTGTGTATCCTTTTTGAAAAGCTTGCGAAGTGTAGTGAATATCATAAAAATCCCACTCTCCTTTGAAATATTCTGGTTTTTTTAAGCCAACATCTTCAATAACCTTCGGTTTAGCAGCTAAGAATAGGCCATCTAGCACTACAACATCACTTGGAGGCCCGTATTTGGTCATATACTCTCTTCCAAGCTTGTCTAAATGCATAACTTTGCCTTTATGCCTATTATCCTTCCATCTGTCTAAGTCCCACCACACAGCACTCTCTCCAAGTGAGGTAGTACCAGCGGGTCCAACAAAACCCGTCTCAGGAAGGTCAAGTAATTGGGATAATTTTTGTAAAAAAGTTTCAGGGGTCTCCCTGATTTCAATATCATCGTGACAAAAGATTATTATATCGTCTTTTTCAGGATTAATTTTTTTATAAGCTCCTTCGTAAGCAGCAAATATGGATTTTGCACCAGATAGTAAGTAAATACCAATATTGCACCTACATAAAAAGGATAGAAGTTTATCAGTTGTTTGTGTTACCTGCTCTCTTGACCTAGTACATATAATAGCGTGGACTTTCATACACTATTATAAGATAGTTGTATACTACTTTTATGGAAAAAAAAGATTTATTAGAAGAATTCAAAAAATGTAGTGAGGATCCAGTATATTTCCTCTCGACCTATATCAAAGTTACTCATCCTGTTCGGGGGTTAGTTAGGTTTGATTTATACCCTTTTCAAAAGCGTATCATCAAAGAGCTAGGGGATCATAGATTCAGTATCCTAAGAAAATTCAGACAGGCAGGAGCTACTACTATTGCAGCAGGTTTATCCTTATGGACAGCCATTTTTCAAAAGCATAAACAGATTGTAATTTTATCTAAAGGAGATGCCGAGTCTACTGAGATTCTTGATAGAATCAAACTAATGTATGATGAACTTCCTTCTTTTCTAAGACCTGGGATTGTAGAAGATAATAAACATACTTTAAAATTAAAAACTTCTTCTGTAATTAAGTCCCGTCCCTCGGGGAAGCAGTCAGGGCGTTCACTTGCAGGATCTCTTCTTATTGTCGATGAGGCCGCATTCATCGAAAATATTGATACAATTTGGGCTGCTGTATATCCAATTATCTCTACAGGAGGAAGAGCTTTCATTTTGTCTACTGTAAATGGTATAGGTAATTGGTATCACGATGTATATCAAAAAGCCTTAGATGGCAAAAACTCCTTCCATGCAATTGATATTAGATGGCAAGAACATCCTGAATATAAATATAATCCTGACTACTCAAATCTCTATAAAGATATGGAGAAGCGCGGGGTTGATATTCATCAATGGGAAGAAACCACTAAAGCCAATATGCCAAATAAGCAATGGCTTCAGGAATATGAATGTTCGTTCTTAGGTACAGGAGATACTTACCTTGAGGGGGAAGTTCTCAAAAATATATCTTCTCAGACCAGTGAGGATTACTATACTAAATATAATAACCGTATGAGAGTATGGCAGGAACCACAACATCAGTATTCTTATCTTATTGCTTGTGATACCTCTTTAGGTAGAGATAGAGACTATTCCGCTTTTCATATCATAAATATGTATAATGGTCAACAAGTGGCAGAGTTTTATTCTAATAGAACTCCAATAAATGAATTTGCTCAGATTTTATCTAAGGAAGGTATGCTATATAATATTGCAAATATAATTTGTGAGAGGAATACTATAGGAAATAACCTGATTGATTGGCTTTTTAATGTTTATGAATATGAAAATCTTTGGGCCGATGAAAAGGGTGATATTGGTTTTCAGGTAACAGCTAAGAATCGTGATAGTATTTTAGCAGAGCTTGAAGAGGCTATTAGAACAGATTTGATTAAGATTAACTCTACCAGAACTTGTGATGAACTAATGACATTTATTATTAATGAATATGGAAAAGTTACAGCAGAAAAAGGTCATCATGATGATCTTGTTATGAGTTTAGCTCTATCAGTTCACGCTTATAAAAATTTAATGGATTCAGGGCCATTAGAGTTTATACCTACAATGGAAAATCAAGAAAGACTTCCTTTACCTTCAAAAATTACTAAAGTTCAAATGGAAGATTCCTTTGCACAAATGACAGAAGAGGATTATACATGGCTGATGAGATAAAAGATAATAAGATCAATGAAAGCGGTTATACCGTTTTTGGAGGATCTACAAATAGAGCAGGGAGTTTCTATACTCCCACAGGCCCAATAGGTAGATTCTTTGCAAAGTTTTTTGCTTCTAAAGCACAATTCCAAGTACAGCAAGCTATTGATAAAGGCCAAGTAACTCCAGAAGCAGGAGATACGATTATCAGTACAGAGGTCATCAAAGATGATGGTGTTGATGGAGCGCCTGCTGTTGGAGGTATATCAAGAAACCCTATCCTACCTCAACTAGAACTCAATAGAAGAAAAAGATATAAAGAATATGAAGAAATGGATGAGTACCCTGAAATAGGAGCTTCTTTTGATATCTATGCAGATGATAGTACACAACGAGGGGTTCGTTCCGAAAGATGGACTGTAAAGTCTGATGATGATATGGTTGTTTCTGAGATTGAAACCTTTTTCAAAAATATTCGTCTTGATAAACTTTTGTGGGACATTATTAGAAATACTGTAAAATATGGAGATTGTTTTACTGAATTAGTTATTGATGTAAAAAAACCCAAAGAAGGAATTAAAAAAATTAAGATACTCAATCCTAATTGGCTTCTTCGAGTAGAAAATGAATTTGGTTATCTTAAAAAGTTCTTACAGGAAATTCCTAACATGGAATCTCTTCAATATACAGAAATTGGTCAGTCTAATGGGGATCGGCCTGTTAAATATATTGAACTTGATAAAAATCAAATTGTTCATTATAGATTACATACTTCGGATCCTGTCTTTTATCCATATGGAAAATCTATTGCAGCACTAACCCACAGAGTCTTTAGATCACTAAAAATGATGGAAGATGCTATGATGATCTATAGATTATCTCGCGCACCAGAGAGACGAATTTTTTATGTAGACACAGGAAATCTTCCCACAAGTAAAGCGGAAATGTACATTGAGCGTCTAAAGCAAAAATTCAAAAAAGAGAAATATTATAATTCTTCAAAAGGGACCGTAGATTCTCGTCACAATCCAATGTCTATAGATGAAGATTTCTTCGTCCCTACCAAAAATGGAAGAGGGACAAAAATTGACACTCTTCCTGGGGCAACGAATCTTGGTGAAATTGAGGATGTTCGTTACTATAGAGATAAGCTTCTCGCTGCTCTAAAAGTTCCTAAAGATTACTTAGTAGAAAAAGACCAATCCCCAGAACGCAAAGCAAATCTTTCTCAATTGGATGTAAAATTCGCAAGAACTATTCAAAGAATTCAAGTAGATATTGAATCTGGTTTAGAGAATATGGCAAAACGCCATTTACAATTAAAAGGATACCCTGCCTCTCTTATAAAGAATCTTAGAATTCAGTTGCCTGAACCTTCAGATATGTCAGCTAAAAGAAAACTAGATCTTGATGAACAGAAAACTAGAGTTATTCAAGCTGTTCAGGGCTTAGGTCTTCTTTCTAAAAACAATATTTATAAAGAATACTTTGATATGACCGAAGCTGAGATCGAAAGAATGAAGGCAGAGATTAAAGCAGATACAGAAGAAGCCTCTGCCGAGGCAGAAGGAGCAGAAGGAGCAGAAGGCGCTGGTCCTGGGCCTGGAGAAGCGGGGGGCCAGGAATCCGATGAAAATATACCCCCAACAGCAAATGAGGAAACTTTGTCTAGTTTGGAATCTTTGAAAGATTTAGTCTTAGAAGAAGATAAAAAAGAGATTATTTCAAGAATAATCAAAAAACAATACCAAAAAACAGACATAAAGACCTAAAGCTAACATATATAACTTTACAACCCCAAAGGGATAATAAAAAATGTTTTCAAAACTATTTGAAGAAAGAGATAAAACCATTACATATCTAATTAAGCTTGGTGACTGCATAGCTAGATCCTTAAGAGAAAATGTCACCTTGTTCTCCATTGATAGTAATAATTCTCAAGTAACTTACCTTACAGAGAGTAGGAAAGTTATTAGTGGAGAGTATGTTATAGGCTCTGATGTTTCTATTAATAACATCCTAGTACAAGATTCTTCCGTATTTGAAAATGAGGAACAGTTTGATAAATTTGTTGATAAGAAAATTCATTCTTTTGTGGAAAGTATTCACTATGGAGAATACTCCTCCGCAGATGACTCTTTTTCAGATATGCTTTCTCTTTGGGAAAATAGACTAAAGCTTTCTTCTATTCAACAGCGTCTTCAAGAAAAATCTGAGAAGCTTTCTAGTATTGAAAAAATTATAGAAACAAAAGAATTTGAACAGCTTTCAGAAGTCTCTCACCAGCTTCAAGAATTTCTAAAAGAAAATTTTAATAAAATTATTTCTGTTCCAGAAATTCGCAACGCTATTAATTTATCAAATTCAGTTTCTCAAGCCTTCAATTTTCCAAAGATAACTATAGAAGACTTAGAAAACAACAAATCCTACATTCTAAAAGAAGGAGTTACTCCCTCAATTTATGATATGGTTTGTAGACAAGAACTAGTAAAAAGAGAACTAATCGAATCTAAAAGAAGTTTTGACATGATTTGGGCTGATAACGAATCTATTAGCAAGCTTGCTGGTATGATTTTTGAAAGTGATGCTGCTATTGTTTTATCCCTTAGTGAAGCTCTAAAAGATGTTCCTTATCTATCTCTTGCTTCAAAGAAGAGTCTTTTTAATACCTTCTCTAATTGTCTTGCACAAACGGATGGCATAGGAGTTTCTGAAAAGGATATTCAAGGATTTGCTTCAAAAATCTTTGAATACAAAAAAGAGGTAAAGGAATTATTTATTCAAAATATTAATGAGAAGTATGGAGTAAATATCCAAAATCTTCAAAGTCCTGCCTCTTTCAAAAGTTTAGCAAATACTCAAGTAGTTATTTTTGAAGCCTTATCGAGGCTTGTTCCTAGAGGGTCCATTTTAAAACAAGTTCTATCAGAAATGGCACAAAGTCTAAAAACAAAATCAGGTGTAGAATGTATTGATATTAACAACTTTCTTTTTGAGATGTTTGTTTCTGTTGGGTATGACGAAATCCTAGAAGAAGGATCTAATACTAAATATACTAAAATTGATTTCAAGAGAGTAGCTAAGGATCTTACTGATGTACGAGATTTAATCACAATGCTTCAGGACAAGGTTAACGCTGATTCTGAATATGAAAGCGATGAGAATGTAGATCAAGACGCTTTAGAAGCAGCAGGACCAGAAGGCGAACCAGAAGGCGAACCAGAAATACCCCCTCCAGCAGAAGCACCACCAGCAGCACCCCCTCCAGCAGCACCCCCTCCAGCAGCACCCCCTCCAGCAGAAGCACCACCAGCAGAAGAGGAGGAAATTATTCCTAATGGAGAACAGCCCCCAGAAATTCCTGAAC